CCACATGGCCCGCCTGATGGGCGACGTGCAGGCCGACTTGCTGCTGACCGACCCGCCGTACAACGTGGCGTATCAGGGCAAGACCAAGGACGCCTTGACGATCGAGAACGACGCGATGGAAGACCCGCAGTTTCGCAGCTTCCTGGTAGACGCGTTTCGCAACGCCGCCGCCGCCATGCACCCCGGTGCAGCCTTCTACGTTTGGCATGCTGACAGCGAGGGCTACAACTTCCGTGGGGCCTGTCGAGACGCGGGGTGGAAGGTGCGCCAGTGCCTCATCTGGGCCAAGAGTGTGATGGTTATGGGCCGCCAGGACTACCAGTGGAAGCACGAACCGTGCCTCTACGGCTGGAAGCCGGGATCGGCCCACCAGTGGATGGCCGACCGCCGACAGACGACCCTGCTTGCGTTCGACAAGCCGGCCCGCAACGCCGAGCACCCCACGATGAAGCCCGTCGAGATGTTCCGCTACCTGATGCTCAACAGTAGCAAGCCGAGCGAAGTCGTGCTGGATCCGTTCGCCGGCAGTGGGACCACCCTGATGGCGGCCGAGCAGACCGGCCGGCTGGCGTACCTGATGGATCAACTTGATCCAGTATGCAGCATTCCTTGCCGCGGAGGTTGGCGTTGGTAGCAATTAACCCGCAGAGCATGAAGCCCGCCGAGTTGATGCGGGTACTGAATACGGCCGGTCGCGGGACGGTGCTGACCGAAACACGGCTGCGCCGGCACCGCAATCGGGCTGGTTACGCCATCGGCGACGCGCGGACGGTCAATCTGTTCCAATACGCCGCCTGATTGACGCTGGAACATTTCGCGCCGAAGGAGCCGCCACAGGACTACGCCGAGCGAAAGCGTCGGCAGGCCCAGCGCAACGCCGAAGCGGTTCGGACGGCGCAAGACATCGGCGAACTGCCGAAGGTCATCGATCCCGCGCGGAAGGCCGCGGCAGAAGAGTCGTTCCGCACGTTCTGCGAGACCTACTTTCGCGACGTCTTCTACTTGCCCTGGTCCGACGACCACTTGAAGGTCATCGCGAAGATCGAGCGGGCGGTGCGCACGGGCGGCCTGTTCGCCATGGCCATGCCGCGAGGAAGCGGAAAGACGGTCGGTTGCCAGACGGCCGTCCTCTGGGCTGCGTTGACGGGCGCGACACCCTTCGTCACGCTGATCGCCGCCAGCGCCGATCGGGCTAAGGATCTCCTGGAGAACATCAAGACGTGGCTCGAAACGAATCCCCTGCTGGCAGAGGACTTTCCGGAGGTCACGTATCCGATCAAGTGCCTGGAACGGATCACCAACCGCCAGAAGGGGCAGAAGCACCACGGCCAACCGACACGAATCGAATGGTCGGCCGACAAGGTCGTGCTGCCGACAATCGAGGGCTCGAAGGCATCCGCCGTAGTAATCTCGTGCAGCGGCATGAAAGGCTCCGACATCCGCGGTCAGAACCACGCTCGGGCTGATGGCCAAGTGGTGCGTCCGCAACTGGTCATGGTGGACGACCCTCAAACGACCGAATCGGCCTGGTCGCCCTCGCAATCCAAGCGTCGCGAGGCGATCCTCGCCGGCGATGTCTTGGGTATGGCCGGGCCCGGAAAGAAGATCGCCGGGCTGATGGCCTACACGGTGATCCGGCCGGACGACATGGCCGATCGAATGCTGGACCGCGAAAAGCACCCCGAATGGCAGGGCGAGCGAACGAAGCTCGTCTACTGCTTCCCCACCAACGAGAAGCTCTGGGCCCGTTATGCCGAGATCCGCGGCGATTCGCTCCGCAACGACGGCGACGGCTCCGAGGCGACCGCGTTCTACGACGAGAACCGTGAAGCCATGGACGAGGGAGCCCGTATCGCATGGGCCGAGCGTCACAATGAGGACGAGCTCTCGGCCATTCAGCACGCGATGAACCTGCGCCTGCGCGACGAGGCGGCCTTCTTCGCGGAGTATCAGAACGAGCCAATCGTCGAGACCGAAGGCGAAGAGATGCTCACTGCCGAGGAGATCACGTCGAAGATCAATGGGTACGACAAAGGCGTACTCCCCCTCGGCGGGTCGCACCTGACCATGTTCATTGACGTGCAACAGAAGGCCCTCTTCTGGCTGATTGCCGCGTGGGAGGAAGACTTCACCGGCTATGTGCTCGACTATGGGACTTGGCCCGACCAACGGCGGGCGTACTTCACACTGCGGGACATCCACAGGACGCTCGCCCGGGCCACACCCGGCGCGGGCCTGGAAGGCTCCATCTACGCCGGATTGGAGAAGCTCTGCGGTGAGCGGCTCGATCGCACGTACCGCCGCGAGGACGGGACCGAAATGAAGATCGACCGTGCGCTGATCGACGCCAACTGGGGGCAATCGACCGACGTGGTCTACCAATTCTGCCGTCAATCAAAACACGCCGGGATTATCCTGCCCAGTCACGGCCGCTACGTGGGCGCCTCTTCGCTCCCGTTTTCCGAATACCGCCGCAAGCGGGGTGACCGAATCGGTCATCATTGGCGGATCCCATCGACAACCGGCAAGCGCCAGGTTCGGCACGTGCTGATCGATACGAACTACTGGAAGTCGTTCGTCCACGCCCGCCTGGCCGTTGCCATGGGCGATCCGAGCTGTCTGTCGCTGTTTGGGCGTGACGAGAAGGCCCATTGCCTCTTCTCCGAACATTTGGTGGCCGAGTTTCGCATCAAGACGATGGCCCGCGACCGGACGGTTGACGAATGGAAGCTCCGCGCCACCCGCCAGGACAATCACTGGTTCGATTGCCTGGTCGGCGCGGCGGTGGCCGCCAGCATTCAGGGCGCGACGCTCGCTTCGCTGCGCGGGCAAGCGATGGCCCCGCGCGAGCGGATCAAACTTTCCAGGCTACAGCGGCGGTAGCACTGAAGAAATCGGCATTTCTTCAAGAAAAGCGGACAGACCACCAGTCGCGTCGAGTATGTAATCAATAGAGGGCCAAGTTGTTTCTATACATGTGGCCACCTGTCACGTCACACCTGGGAAGCATGATGGTCGACGATCTGGCTGACACGATCAAAGAAAACGCCGCCGGGCCGAAACGGGCCAGCGATGATGCGGGCAGCGTCGAGCAGCACCCGCTGAAGGATCAGATCGAGGCGGACAAATACCTGGCGGCGAAGAAGGCGACTCAATTGAAGGGACTCGGCATCAAGCTAGCCAAGATCAGTCCGGGAGGGACCGTTTGATGTGGCCGTTTCGCAACAGAAGGAAGGCCCGCACGTCCCTCCCGGGCCATCTTCGCGCACGGTACGACGCGGCGCAGACGATGGTCGAAAACGCCCGGCATTGGGCGATGGCCGACGGGCTGAGCGCGGATGCGGCCATGACGCCCGATGTGCGCAGAACCTTGCGAAACCGGGCTCGGTACGAGGTAGCCAACAACTCCTACGCCAAGGGTATGGTACTGACGATCGCGGGCGATTGTGTGGGGACGGGACCACGTCTGCAACTGCTGACCGAAGACAACGAGACAAACCGGATCGTCGAGCAGGCCTTCGCCGAGTGGGCATCGGCCGTCGATTTGGCGGCAAAGCTTCGCACGATGCGGATGGCCAAATCAACCGACGGCGAAGCATTCGCCGTATTGGTCAACAACCCGGACCTCGATCACCCGGTGAAGCTTGACCTTTGCCTCGTCGAGGCAGACCAGATTACCACGCCGGTGACGGCCATCAATCGCCCGGAGGTGGTCGACGGAATCGAGTTGGACGGTCTGGGACACCCCGAAGCCTACCACGTGCTGCAGGAGCACCCCGGGGCCTACGGGATTGGCCCGGCGTTGGTGACCAGTCGGCGGATACCGGCTACCGCCGCGACGGAACCGGGTGGCTGCAGGCCGCCTTCAGCACGACCAGTCTGCCGGGCATCCTCTCCAACGTGGCCAACAAGTCGCTGCTGGAAGGCTACAACTACATCGAAGACGCCTGGCGACAGATCTGCAAGATCGCCGCGGTCAACGACTTCAAGGAACACAGCCGATACCGAATGACCGGCTCGTTTAAGTTCGAACAGGTCGGCCCCGACGGGGAGCTGAAGCACGGTAAGGTCGACCAACAGAAGTTCGGCCAGAAGGCCGACACGCACGGGATCATGTTCGCGCTGACGCGGCAGATGATCATCGACGACGACCTGAGCGCGCTCAGCGAAATCCCCCGGCAGATCGGTATGGGGGCGGCCGAGGCGATTGCCGACCAGCGAGACATTGCCGCTGTTCACACCGCGCAGCAGCAAGCGTTCTACCTGTCGGCGGACCGGTGCCATGC